CAGCGGCTTGGAGATGATTCAGAACAGCGGTAAAGAAGCAATCATCGACTTGCTAGATGGTCGTATGAATGTGGCTGAAGCTCAGTTGGCTAACCGTATTTCTGGTGACATCTATTTGGATGGTACTGGTAACAGCGGCAAGAATATTACCGGCCTTAATGTTGGGGTCACTCTGCATTGAAACGCAGATGTGAGAATTCTCTCTGATTGACTTGGAACTCCCGAAGGGGACAACAAGGCGGAAGCGAAAGCACCGTGAACGACTAAGCGAGAGAACACCTGCAAAGGTGAAGCGATAGTCTGAACTTGGATATAACTTGATGTAAAACAAGTCCAAGAGTATGGCAGAAATGACCATGCCTAGTCCAAAAGGCTAGTAACAAATTTGCGGAGCAGCAATACCTGATGCACCATCAACCGGAACGTATGGTGGAATCAATCGTGCGACCTTTACGTTCTGGCAATCTGTTGCGTACTCAGGTACGACTAACGGCGGCTCTGCTGTTTCGGCATCGAACATCCAAGCGTACATGGATGCTCTAGCTGTTCAGTTGATTCGTGGAACTGACAAGCCTGATCTGATCGTTTGCGACAACAACTATTACAAATTGTATTTGCAATCGTTGCAGTCGATCCAACGCATCACCGACGGTGGCAATTCGTCAGCTGGCGCAGGCTTTGCATCGTTGAAATACTACGGCGCTGGTATGGCATCTGATGTGGTTCTGGACGGTGGTATCGGTTCAGCCGCAACAGCAAACCATATGTGGTTCTTGAACACGAAATACATCATGTTCCGTCCCCACGCTGATCGTAATTTCGTGCCAATCGGCGGTGAAAGACAGGCCGTAAATCAGGACGCCGTGGTCAAGCTAATTGGTTTTGCTGGCAATCTTTGTTCTTCAGGCCCGCAATTCTGCGGCGTTCTGATCGCATAAGGGAGAACAATCATGGCATATACATTCGACGAACCCAAATTGGGACTTTTGCAAATTGCTCAGACCAACGACACAATCACGACAGCAGGCGGCACAGCTATTCCAACGCCACCAGCTGTACTAGGTGCAATTGTTCGTGCATTTGATCCAACTTACGGCGAGGGTGAGTTCATCCTGCTGCTAGGCGTGGCATCAACTGTTGTTGGCTCTGTTGTCAAGTACAACGCAACGACTTACCAAACTGCGCTGATTACCAATACCGCTGTTCAAGCTGTGCCAATTGCTGTCGCTATGGCGGCAACCACAGCTGGTCTGTACGGTTGGTATCAAATCGCTGGTAATGCGGTCATTAAAAAGACTGCTGTTACCGTCACACCTCAAGTCACTTTGTTCCTGTCTGCCACCGCAGGCCGTGTCAAAGTCTTGGCGAGTGCTGGTTTGCAATTGGTTGCTGCACGTTCAGCAAACTTAACCACCGTCACTTCTACGACTTCAACAGTCACCGTGACGATTAACCGTCCACATCTCCAGTCACAAATCACTTAAATGATTGAAGCTGTACTTGATGTGGTAGGAAACACAGAGCCTGACGTATTGTTGGGCAATGTGCAGCGATCCGTAAAAAGGTCGCTGCCTTGGTTTGATTTTGACGAGTCACGCCAAGGCAGCGTATGCCTTGTTGGTGGTGGGCCGAGTCTGGTTGACATGATTGACCAATTGAAAGTCCGCCATCAAAACGGTTCTAAAGTATGGGCAATGAACGGTTCTTACGATTATTTGGTTGGGCAAGGCATTATTCCAGACGCAATGGTGATGCTTGATGCAAGACCTGAAAACGTGAGATTTGTGCAAAAACCCTATGCAAAGACTACGTTTTACATTACTAGCCAATGCGACGAGGCTGTGTTTGATGCGTTAAAGCATTACAAAGTGGTGTTAGTCCACGCCAATACGCCTGGCGTCTACGATTTGCTTGAGCATGAAAAGGCTCGACCAGTTCACCTGATGGGCGGCTTTACAACTGTTGGCATCTTGTCGTTGATATTGGCTAAATTACAAGGTTTTGAGCGTATTTTCTTATTTGGCATGGATTCAAGCTATCAAGATGGCGAACATCATGCTTATAAACAAGAAAGTAATAACGCAGATCGTGTAATTGACGCTATGATTAACGATGTGACGTACAAATGTGCGCCGTGGATGGCACAACAGGTAACAGATTTTCAGAATGTCGTAGCAGGCTTTGATGATGTTACGATTGAAGTGTGTGGCGATGGGCTTTTGCACCAAATGGCAAAAGCGATGAGTAATTAACTTAAAGGACAATCATGGCATTTCCATCAAGAATTATGGGCGCAGGCAACTCGCCACTATCTGCTCAAGTCATTTGTGGTGACGGTGCTGTTGGCCTAGTCGCACTTGGTTCAACTTCAGCCGACGCTTTGCAGTTAAATGTGTCAAACAACACAATTACGACTTCAGCAGCGTCTACTGGCGTTAAATTGCCACCAACTGAAAGTGGCGCACGAATGACCATTCGTAATGATTCTGGTCAAACAATTACCGTTTACCCTTTCAATACAAGCACTACAATGAACGCAGCTGCAACAAGCGTAACGCTTGCAACAGCAAAAACTATGTTGTTGGTCGGTACTTCAGCAACGACTTGGGTAACATTAACAGGGGCATAAATTGGCTTTAGACAGCGATATTTCAAACGCAGATTCTCACCTACACGTCGAGTTTTACGTTTACGATAAAGAGCCGTACAAAGAAAAGCCGTTTGTTAGAATCATAGTGCCAGGCGATAAGACCACGATTATTGACCAACCCGTTCGGGACGATCATAAGCAAAGGTTTCCACGCCAATGGTTGCATTTTCAGATGCAGAACAATAACGCAGAAGTTATTGGTGTGCCTTTGAAACAATGGGTACAAGACGATCCTGAAAACTTTAACGATATGCAGATGGCAGAATTGCAAATCTTTAAGTTTCAGACCGTTGAGCAAGTGGCTACCGCTACCGATAACCAGTTACAAAGAATTGGCATGGGTGCGGTGGGCTTGCGAGAAATGGCAAGGCGTTATTTACAAGTTAAAAACCAATCTTCTAGTCAGACTGAGATCGAACATACTAAGTCGGAACTTGCTGAAGTCAAAGAGCAATTAGCGGCTTTGGTGGCTCAAATGTCAGAAAAGAAGGTTGGGAGGCCACGCAAAGAGGAATAAATGTCATCAACGATGCTACAGCTAGTAACCCAAGTCACTAACGAACTTGGGGTATCAACGCCCACTACTGTGGCATCGAATACTAACCAAGATGTAATTCAAATCTTGGCGTTGATGAACGCTGCCGGCTATGAGTTTTTGCGTCGGCACGACTGGCGGGAATTAACAAAACGCTATACGTTTACGAGTGAATACACTCAAACAACGGGCGATGTAACGCTTAACACTTACACCATTACAAACATTCCAAGTACCGCAGGCTTAGATACAACGTATCAGGTCGTGGGTAACGGTATTTCAAACGCTTGTTACATTGAATCGGTTGACTCAGGTACGCAAGTAACCGTCAATCTACCCTCAACGGGGACGTATGTAGGCGCTACGATTACCTTTGAAAAGGTAATGTATGCCTTACCCTCAGATTACGAATCGGCTGTGCCAAGGACTATGTGGGATCTCAGCAAGCATTGGGAAATGCTAGGGCCGGAGAGTCCACAGCAATGGGAATGGCTGTTGTCAGGGTTTATCTCGACTGGCCCACGCATACGGTGGCGCTTGCTAGGGAAATACTTTCAGATCTGGCCTGGCGTTTCCACTAACGAACTTCTTGGCTACGAGTACCGATCAAACGGTTGGGCATTATCGTCAACAGGCGTTGTCAAAACTTCATTCACCGTTGACACCGACACTTGTATTTATCCTGACCGACTGATGGTGTTGGCTACCAAACTCAAGTATTTTGAGGCTAAAGGCTTTGATACGACAGCCATGTTCCGTAACTATCTTGAGGAATTTGAGATTGTTCGGGCGCAGGATATGTCGGCGGCTAACTTGTCGTTTGCACCACGACCAGGCACAGTATTGATTGGCTACGACAACATACCCGATACTGGCTACGGAACAAACTAATGCTTGCGCCTAACCGACTTGTTCAAGGCACGGCAGCTCGTGTCCAGTCGTTACCAGCGCCTATCGGTGGTTGGAACGTGCGGGATTCCATTGCAAACATGGATACGCTCGATGCCGTTCAGCTAACTAACTTGTTTCCTACGGTTAATAACGTAGTGTTGCGTGGCGGGTACACAAAGTATTCAACAGGCATTACGGGTCAAGTGCAGACGCTTATGGCGTATTCGTCCGGTGCAACTGACAAACTGTTTGCTATTGCGGGAACGTCTATTTATGACTGTACAAATGGTGGTGTGGTTGGTGCTGCGGTAGTCACAGGACTAACTAACGCAAAGTGGGAATACGTCAACGTCACAACTCCCGCTGGTGGGTACATCATGGCGGTTAATGGCGTGGATGCGCCAATACTGTACAACGGAACAACGTGGACTAATCCGTCTATTACAGGCGTGACTTCAACTACGTTGAGCAATATCACCACGTTTAAAAATCAAGTTTGGTTTACGCAAGCCTCAACCCTGAAAGCGTGGTATCTGCCAACTTTAAGTATTTCAGGCGCAGCTGCCGCAATTGATTTGAGTTCGGTTGCCCAGCTCGGCGGTTATCTTGTTGCGGTTTCAACATGGACGATTGATGCAGGCTACGGTGTTGACGATAACCTAGTGTTTATAACGTCCAATGGCGAGGTTATTGTCTACGCAGGTACTGACCCCTCAGACGCTACGAAATGGGCGCTAATCGGCGTTTGGAGGCTTGGTAAGCCTGTTGGCAAGCGTTGTCTAATGAAGTACGGTGGTGACATACTTGTTTTGACTTACAACGGTCTGTACCCACTTGCTGCAAGTCTACAATCATCCAGACTAGATCCAAGAATAGCCTTGTCGGACAAGATTCAAGGCGCATTTACAACTGCAACGCAATCGTATGGCGGTAATTTTGGGTGGGATCTTACGTTTGACCCGCAACACAATGCTTTGACAATCAATGTGCCAATTGCTGAAGGTCAACAACAACAGTATGTGATGAATAACATTACAAAAGCGTGGTGTAACTTTACAGGCCAGTACGCTAATTGTTGGACGGTTTTTAGTAATGAACCGTATTGGGGTGGTAACGGCTTTGTTGCCCATGCGTGGGATGACAATTTTGCCAACGACACAAGCGACATAAATGGTTATGCGTTGCAAGCGTTTAATTACTTTGATGCCCGCGGCGTTAAAAAGTATTTTACTAGAGCTAGACCGTCAATCTTTACAAATGGCACACCGTCAATATTCATTGGCTTAAACATGGATTTTGATTTGGCAGACACGACTGCGGCTTTAAGTTTTAGTCCGTTGGTATCTGCTAAATGGGACGTTGCATTGTGGGATGTAGGCTATTGGGCAACGGACACGGTAATTACAAACAATTGGCAAGGCGTGACTGGAATTGGGTATTGCGCTGGTACACAGTTTAAATCTGCATCTCAAGGAACGACAATTCTATGGGCATCGACGGACATTGTTTACCAACAAGGTTGGGCTGGCATATAGTCCAAGGCGCTGAAATAGGGCATTGGGTAGCACAAAGGATAGCAGGCGAGTTCTTTGCGGAAGGGTCAAGTGCGATTGGTTTACAGAAAGATGGGGTAACAATTGCAGGCGTGATTTACGAAAACTGGAATCGTCAGAGTATCTTTTGTCATATAGCCATTGAAGGACGTATGACAAAAGCGTATTTAAAGGCAATATTTGACTATCCGTTTAATGTTTGTGAGTGCAAAAAGATTATTGTGCCTGTGGTCAGTAATCATGCAAAAAGCATAAAATTGGTGACTAAGATGGGTTTTACTGAAGAAGCAAGATTAAAAGATGCCTCACTCGATGGCGATATTATATTTTTGACATTGGCACGAGAAAATTGCCGATTTCTAGGGGTAGAAAATGGGTAAGTCAGCGGCAACACCACCAACACCGGACTACGTTGGCGCAGCCAAGCAACAAGGTAAAGACAACCTTGAAGCAGCTAAACAATCAAATATTATGTCAAACCCGAATATGATTACACCGTTTGGTAATCAGACGGTGACGTACTCAAGCCCTACATTCGATCAAGCCTCGTATGATGCGGCGTTGGCAAAATACAACGCTGGCAATTTAGATCGTAATAAGTTTTACACCACAAATGGCGGCGGTACTGGCGATCAAGCCTCGGCAGGCACAACATACTTTGACCAAGGTGCTTACGACGCTGCACAAGCAAAACGAGGTGCTGCGCCTACCCGTGAAGGGTTTATGACTGGTGGCGGTCAACCAACAATTACGCAAACCTTGACTCCACAAGCGCAACAAACTTTAGCCTCGCAGCAGCGAGTACAAAGTGCGTTAGCAAACCTTGGTGAAGTTGGCATTGCAAACGCTTACGACACTCTATCAAGACCGTTTACACCAACAACAACTGAAATTAAACATGATTTTGGTGGATATGGTGATGTACCGTTAGCAGATCAATATGGGTTAGCACAAGCAAGAACGGCAGCAGATACTTATGGTTTGGCACAAAATCAAATAAACACAAGCGGTTTGACTCAAATGCCTACTAATTCAGGCATCAATGCTCAACAAGCTATTTTGGCAAGACTTGACCCTACCATTCAGGCGGGTGACGTATCGTTCAAGCAAGCATTGGCAAACCAAGGACTAGCGCCAGGCACAGCCGCCTATGACGCTGCATACCGCAATCGTTCGCAACAGATTAACGACTTGTATAGCCAAGCGGCGTTGCAAGGCATCAATATTGACATGGCGGCTCGTCAACAAGGACTAAACGAACAATTAGCACAAGCGGGTTTGTATAACGCAGCTGTAGGACAGAACTTTGGTCAAGGCACAACGGCAGATCAACTAAGAAACGCTGTGGTTGGGCAGAATTACGGTCAAGGAATGACCACCCAAGGCACACAATTTAGCCAAGGGCTTAACAAAGCTCAGTTTCAAAATACCGCACAGCAACAACAGTTGGCGCAAGATTTGGCGTTACGGGCGCAACCGATCAACGAAGTCATTGGACTTATGGGCGGTTCACAGATTCAGTTGCCACAGTTTCAAGGTTACGCAGGCACAAGTGTTGCACCAGCACCAACCTTTGCGGGTACGCAAGCGCAAGGGCAAGCTGATATGTCACGCTACGGTATTCAGCAAGCAGGCAACAATGCAACAACGCAGGGTATTACATCAATTGCGGCAATGGCTGCAATGGCGTTTTAGTGCTTGGATTGGCGTTCTCAGGTGGGAAGGATTCTCTCGCGTGTTGGTATTTATACCGTGAAAAGAATCCCGTAGTGTTTTGGGTAAATACAGGCAAAACGTATCCTGAAACCATTGAGATCGTTGACCAAGTGAAGTCAGAGGCAGTTGAGTTTATTGAGGTCAAGTCAGATCAAGAGCAACAGATTAAATTTTACGGCTATCCAAGCGACATTGTGCCGATTGACCATAGCCTTGAAGGTATGCAGTTTGCAGGCGATAAGCCAGTACGAGTGCAAAGTTATTTGAATTGCTGTTGGTCAAATGTAAGCAAACCTCTTACAAACGCAATTGCACAACGAGGTATTACGCATTTGATCCGTGGTCAGAGGCTTGATGAAAGCCACAAATCCACGGCTCGGCATGGGTCGGTAGTCAATGGTGTGACGTATATTCAACCGATAGAAACATGGACTAAAGAACAGGTTTTGGCGTTTTTACGGACTCAATGTCAGTTACCAGAACATTATGCAATCGACCATTCAAGCCTTGATTGTTACGATTGCACAGCGTATTTGGCACACTCAACAGATCGAGTGGCATGGATGAAAGAAAAACACCCGAATTTGCATGAAAAATATAAAATAAACATGGCAGCATTAAAGTCTGCCTTGTTGCCTACTTTAGAGTTACTAAGGAATTGCGATGCTTAATCAATATGTCAACATGACACCGCAGCAGAAAATGGCTCAAATGTTGCAACAACAGCAGCAAACAACTCCATTGCAAGGTCAAGACATGGGGCAAATGCCACAGGCTCAAAACCCGTTTGGCGGCGCATCTGATGCCATGAAAATGTATCAACAAGCCAGCCAACAGAATCAAATGCAAGATTATCAAGATTACATGGCTCGGTTAAAACTTGGCCAATCTCAAACTGGCGGTATGTTTGATTCGGCTAATACCCAAGCGCCATCGATGACTGCTAACAATTACACGGGGTAAGTCATGGATTTAGATTACAACACTAGATTAGCGGCGATTCAGCGCAACGAAAAGTTAGCGCAGATCATGCAGCAGCAGGCGTTTCAGCCTATTGATATTCAAAGTTATCAAGGTATCCAAGCGCCTATTAGCCCATTGTCGGGACTTGCCAAAGTGTTGCAAGCCTATATGGGCGCAAAAGGTACGGGCGATGAAGAACGCATCAAGTTAAACCAAGAAGCCAAAGTTCAAGCGCAAACCATGTTGTCAGGCTTGCAAGATAGACCAGCCTCACCTGGTCGTGCTGCGGTCATGGGTATGCCAGAGATTCAAGCACAGCCTGCAACGTCATTTACACCAATGAGCGCTGATTTTGAGGACAATCCAAATCTGCAAGTTTCACCGTTGGGCAACGTAGAAACGCCTGCCGTGGCGTATCAGCCTGCCGTAGCACCACAAGCAGCAGTTGCGCCACAAGCAGCGGTGCAAATGACACCAGAGTTAAAGCGTCAAAAGCTAGTTGAAATGATGATGGGTCAAAACCCATACGCTTCACCAGTTGCTAAATTAATGTACGAAAGTTTAGAGAAACAAAATACAGGGCCATTAGCTGAGTATCGCCTAGCTCAAGAGCAAGGGTATAAAGGCTCAATGAAAGACTATCAAATTGAACAAGCGCAAGCTAAACGTTCTATTACTAACGTTAATGTTCCGTCATCAATGGCGCCAATGTTTGTTAGAGATAGAACAACAGGCAAAACGCTGTATGTTCAAGCGGATAATCGTGGAAATTTTGATTTAAGTAGATATGAGCCAATTGAAAAAGGTACAGATTTACGTCAACAATTAGCTGATGCGGGTATTTTCCCAAATAATCCTGATGGAACGCCAAACCCTGAATATATTAAATACGCACAAGCGCAATTGCGTAAAAACCTTTCAATGACAACGGCGGCGGGTTCTATTGTTACGCCACCAACAGAACAGGCGCCTGGGTTTGTTCCAAAAACAGGTGAAGGCGAAACACTTAACCCTGCAAATAGAGATAAACAAGGTAATTTAATTGTTACTGCAACGCCTGGTTCGACTGATGTTGCGTCTGTTCGCGCAGGAAAAGTAACAGAGTATCAGGCGCATCAGAAGCGCAAGCAGTTATTGATTTGCCTAAAGTAATTGATAACGCAGATACCGCAATTAAAAACGTGCAAGAGTTGCTTACTCACCCTGGCTTTAAATCATCTGTTGGTATGGGAGTGCCAGGTATGAAATATGTGCCAGGCTCGGCACAAGCTAATTTTCGATCTAGGTTGGATCAAGTACAAGGCGGTGCATTTCTTACCGCAATTGATACTTTGCGCGGAACTGGCGCAATTACTGAAGTTGAAGGCACAAAAGCTACAGCAGCGAAAAATCGTATGTCTACAGCAACGTCTGAAGATGAATTTAACAAAGCAGCTTCAGACTATTTGGACATTATTGAACAAGGCGTTAAGCAAACCTATGGCAAAGCGGGTAAGACTTATGTGCCATTGCAAAGAGGTTCTGCACCCAAAATCATTAATTTCGGGGATTTACCTAAATAATGGACGTTACGCTACCTGATGGCACGGTCATTAAAGATGTGCCAGACAACATCACACAAGCTCAATTAACCGCTAAATTAAAGGCTAATGGCTTAGATATGTCTAAGTACGAGCCAACTATTGGGCAAGAGGTTCTTGCGTCACCAGCGGGTCGGTTTATTAGCGGCGCAGGCGAGTTTATTGACGCAGGCGCTCAATTGTTGCCAAGAGCCTTGTCTACCGTGTCATCGTTAGGCGGGTTTAACCCTAATCCAATTAGCAAATTTCTTGACCAACAAGCCGCAAGCGTTGACGAAGGTATTGCAAAAAAGAAAGCTGAAATGGATGCCGCTAAGTTAGCGACAAACTTTCAAGGTGCAGATATTTCAAGGTTTTTAGGTAGCGCAACAAGTTTGCCTAACTTAGCTTTAATGAAACAACTTGCACCGTTAGCTAAAACTATCCCTGGCTTATTAGAGTCTGGCGCTTACATGGGAATGACGGGCGGCGCTTTAACTCCTGTTACTGATAACCTTGACAATTTTGCTGGTCAAAAAGCTGTTCAAACTGGCGCTGGTGGCGTATTTGGTGCTGCATTAGCCCCAGTTGGTCAATTTCTTGGGCGTGGTTATGAGCTTGCTAAAGCGTTGGCTCAACCATTTACAGAATCAGGTAAAAAAGCAATTATTGGGGCAAATCTGCGTGGTCAAATTAAACCAAGCGATGTTGGCGATGTTGTAAACAGGCTAAATCAAGCAGAAGGATTAGTGCCAGGCTCTCAGCCCACGGTTGGTGAAATTTCAGAAAGCGGTGGATTAGAAGCAATACAACGTCAAGCCGCATCAAAATATCCTCAAATGTTTGCACCAAGAGAGGCCGCGAATGTACAAGCTCGACGTGAGGCAATTGGTGAAGTTGCTGGTGATGTAGGAAAAAAAGAATTGTTTGAAACAGCAAGAGCAGATGCTGCTGATTTGCTTTACAAACAAGCATACAAACAAACTTTAAATGTAAATCGTGACCCATTGACTGGCAAAATGTTGCCTAAAGCAGACCGTGATGCTGCAACCGCTGAAATGGCAGATTTGTTAGATACTCCTGCCATTCAACAAGCAATGAAAGATGCCATTGTTTTGGCAAAAAATGAACGCATTGATATTAAAGACCCAAAGGGTTCAATTCAAGGGCTTGATTACACTAAACGTGCGTTAGACAAGCAAATTGCAACTGCTGAAGGTGATAACGAAAAGCGCATTTTGATGGGCGTAAAAGAAAGGCTTATGTCTTTCTTGCAACGTCAAAGTCCAAAATATGCTGAGGCCGTTGCAACATATGCTGAAGGTAGCAAGCCGTTAAATCAAATGGCTGTTGGCGAATACTTAAAAAACAAGTTAGTGCCTGCCGTTGGTGAAGAAGGCAATTTGTTAAGGGAAAATATTGGCTCATTTACTGAGGCATTGAGAAACCCAAACACACCAAAATTAGCAACAGGGTTTGGCGGCAATGATTTAGAACAATTATTTGCTAGTAGCCCTGAACAATTGCAAACATTGAGAAACATTGCAACAGAATTGGCACGGAAAAGTAACGCACAAGATTATGGTCGAGGCGTAGGGTCAAACACGTTTCAAAACCTTGCAATGGCAAATATTGCACAAAAGACAGGTTTGCCTTTTGGTTTGGTTAATATGCCTTATCTTGGCGCACCAGCTCGAAAGATTTATGAAAACGCAACTGAAACTATGCAGCAACAGTTAGCCCAAGCGTTACTTGATCCAAAAGCAACGGCACAGTTAATTGCTCAAGCAGCACCATCTGAGCGAGGTCGATTAATGGCAGCAGCTTTAAGAGGTCAATTAACGCCAGCAATGTTTGGTGCGCCAACAACCGAATTAATGAATCAATAAGAGGTAATCAATGAGCTATCTCTTATATCCTGTAACAAGATTTTTTAACCGACTAATATGCGATTGATGAACCCCATACTTTTTGGCAATGATGCTTTGACGTTCGGTGCTTTGCCGAATGTCTGCAATATCTTGTTCAGAAAGTCTGCCGTTCCAATGATCCAATCCGTAATTATGTCTACGTTTATTAGCTGCATCAGCATTGTTTTCGGCTTTTGTTCCTACTTTAAGATGCTCTGGGTTTACGCATGGCGGGTTGTCGCACAAGTGCATAATTATCTTGCCATCAGGTATTTTGCCAATAAAATGCTCATAAGAAAATCTATGCGCTCTCATTTGATGTTCACCACAACAAAAAATTCCGTATCCGTAACCATTTTTAGTTCCATTCCAAACCCAACAAGTATCAGTTTTATTGATTTTTGCTTCAAACGCTTCTTGCATGGTTACAGGCGAATACAAATGCAATTCGTTTTTTGTTCTAGCTTGGTTGTAATGAAGGCGGCACAAATGACGAGCAACGGATTTATTGCCGCAAATGCTGCACGGGATTGGTTTTTTAATTTGGTAAGTCATTGGCATCTCCTGTTAAATAACAGTTTATGCCTTATTCATGGGGTATGCAAATGTCTTTCAACGGCTCCGGCACGTTCGTAATCAACTCAGCTGGGCAACCAGTTGTTACAAACACGGTCATTTCATCGACGGCGTTTAATGCGCTAACCGCTGATCTTGCGACTGGTTTAACGACTACGTTGACCAAAGACGGTCAAACGACAGCGACAGCTAATATTCCGATGGGGACGTTTAAGTTCACAGGGCTTGGTGTTGGCTCGGCTGCGACTGATTCTGCAAATATCTCTCAAGTGCAAAGCTCGTTTGGGTCGTTTTTAACAGCAGCAGGCACAGACACAATTACAGCAACGGTTAGCCCATCGTTGACTGCATACGCTGTTGGTCAAACATTTAAGTTTATTGCTGCTGCGACAAATACTGGCGCAGTCACAATGAACATCAGCGCTCTTGGTTCTAAATCCATTTTGAAAAACGGTTCAACGCAGTTATCTGCGGGTGAGTTGGTTAGCGGATCTTTATATCAAATTGTTTATGATGGTACACAATTTCAACTTATCGGGGCTGGTGGCGTTACTGCTGGCAAATCAATAGCTTTCTCAATTATCTTTGGACTATAAATCATGGCCGCACCTAATATTGTTAACGTCAGCGCAATTTATGGCAAAGTCGTAACTGCCGATTTAACTACAACTTCTGCAACGTCTGTTTTAAGCAATGCCTCATCAAGCGGCAAAGTGTTTAAAGTTGATTCTCTTGTGGTGGCTAATATTGACACGGCAAATGCTGTAAACGTGACGGTTAGTCATTACTCAGCTGCTGCGATTGGCGGGACTGCAACTGCAATTGCCTCAACAATTTCTATTCCTGCAAATTCAAGTT